CAGGACAAAAATCTACACAGAATATAAACATAGGTCTTAGTGCAACGATATCAATACCATTAGATAAGAAAGCAATGGCACAATGTAAGGAAGCAGTTGCATTGCACAATGAATATCGTAGTCAATTGATAGCAAATAAACGCCTTGACTTTGAGATAGCCAGATTAAAAAATTGTGGAAATTTGAAAAAGGAGGGCATAGTATTCCATCCTAAGTCACCATACTATAGTGTATGTGCTGACGTTATGTTAATCAATCCACCTGGCGTAGTAGGTGAACATACACATACTATTACTTCAAAGGAGGTAGACCTCTCTTCTGACGATAAGAATTCGTCTTCTGTAGAGAAAGAGAAGGTCGAGAAGTCTTCCGACCAAGTTTCTTTTTTACAGCGTCTGTGGCCTTTTTCACAGCAGGCTTCAGAACCCGAAGAAGCAAGTCCGCTAAAGGTTTTGCAAATAGGGCAGACGCAGTAGCAACTGCTGCGATGGTTGCAGTAGTGGTTACCACGTTTGTAGTTGGTAAATATTTTTCAGTAGCAGTAGTAGGTTCGTACAATACCACACAGATATTGTTCTGAATCTCATGACCCACAACTTTCTCATCACCACTGGTGGTTAGATCACCTATACGTGGTTGATTGGGAGCAGGACATTCTATCTCTCCTCCTGCAGTGCTAGTATCAGGAACCTCTGGTGCACCTGGCGGATCTGGAGGTGGTTGCACAGGTGGTGGAGGTGTCTCTACATATATGTTTAAATCTTCTGGTGTATAATCCATCGCATCATACGTTGGATAATCTGCATCACAAAGCACCCTAGTTCCTTGTGAGTCTTCCTCCTTTAGATTAGGTTGTTCTCTATTTTTCTTCGCGTCAGGATGATACTTTACACAACCTGGCATATCAACTATCGGCACACCAATATTTACTATTACTGGTGGTGGTTGATACACTGGAACTGTGTATGTAATGTTTGGTATTGCTATCTGATGTATACCAATTTCTTGTATACCTACGTTAGGTATGCTGATAACATCTTCCATGCTATCTCCACTTGCTTAATGCCTTAGTCTCTA